ATACGTTTGTCCGGTCTGTTGAGGACTACGAGGGTCCCCGCAGAACGTTGGGCGCGGTTAGACGCCGTAGCCCATTGGGACGCTGGTGGAAGCAGGTGCTTATCGACTTTGGCTTTGCCAAAGGTGATGCACCTGTGACTTTCAGTGACTGTTAGGACAGCCACGCCTCTGTCACTGGGCGTACTATGGGAAGGTGCCCATTGGTACACCCGAGGTTAAAAGTGACGAGGTATGGCTGCCCTAGGCGCGTCAGGTTGTGTAGTAGGATCGCCGGGTGCTCTCTCGGTCAAGACCTAGCCTGCCATGATGCCGGGATCGACAATCTGGAGCGAGGAGTTTTAGAGAGGGTTTTTTATGTGAAACGTGATGGACAACACCTACCCCCACTCAAGCCAGATTGGGTGTTTTTGTGGTCCAATATGGTTGACCATGTTCACGACCTGTGCAACCTCATCCCAGTCTCCACCCCTATCACCCCCGAAGCTTTCGCGGGTATGTATACGGGTCGCAGAAGGACGAGGTATGAACAGGCTGCGGAAAAACTCAAACTAAGACCGATTGAGCGTAGAGATGCATTCGTACAGGTTTTTGTCAAAGCCGAGAAGACGAACTTTACTCTTAAGCCAGGGGCGGTACCTCGCGTTATCTCCCCTCGCACCCCAGAATATAACTTGTCGATAGGGGTTTTCATCAAACCTTTAGAGCACCACCTAGTGATGGCTGTAAACCAGCTGTTCGGAGAGACAACCATATATAAAGGGTTGAATGCTGAACAGGCCGGGACCAGCTTGGCACTGGCTTTTGGTGGGCACACGAATGCTGTGGCTGTTGGACTGGATGCAGAGCGCTTTGATCAACATGTCTCAGCTACTATATTGAAGCTGGAACACAGAGTGCTTCTCTCCGCTTTCCGTGGTGTGGATCGTCAGGTCCTCGCCGAACTCCTCAGTTGGCAACTGACCAACCACTGCTATGGATACTGCAAAGATGGGAAATTGCGGTACAAGGTAGATGGTTGCCGGATGTCAGGGGACATGAACACGGGAATCGGGAACTGCATCCTGATGTGCTTGATGATAAGAGCATGTATGAAATCGCTGGGAGTCCCGAAGTACTCCCTGGCAAACAATGGTGATGATTGCGTACTTATGTTCGACAGGCGGTACCTACCGGTGGTGCAACGAGAC